ACTTATGTAAACACTTCATCACGATAACAATTATGCCTAATTCAAATGTAGTAAACTTATACCCAGTTCCTAATGGAACAATCGGAGATAGAGTATTAACCGTGGCAGATTCAGCAGTTACTCTTTTGACTACTGCTAGTCTTTCAGGAAATACTGAACCATCTTTTGATTCACTAACTCGTTACATCGTTCTTGATATTCAAGACGCAGATGTTCGTGTAACATATGATGGTGGTGACCCAACTTCTTCAGTTGGTCACATTCTATTCGCTGGTCGCTCTTACACTTGGGCAGTAGAAACTGCTAGAGTTGCTAAGTTCATTAGAGACGGTGGTACATCTGCTAAGATACACGCTTCTGAATTTACTCAGTAATGTCTTCCGAATTTCTAGCATCTGGAGAGAATGTTCTTGATTCTAACCTAGGTGGTGCATGGGACATCATCAATGGCTATGCTGGGCGCAAACAAGACCTAGGAATAGCTCGTAGGTTCGGAGGTTCCGCAGCTGCGTACTCATTGCGAGACATTGGTGCAATGAATGGAAGAGTCGTCAAAGTCCGCAGAGACCTAGATGGAGAAGAGGCAGACCCAGAAGAAGATTTCTCAGCTAATCAAGTCCAGAGTGGTGCATTAGAAGATTGGGTAAATGGTAAACTAGAGAGTACACTACCAGCAGATGTAGCAACAGCCGCAGCTGCTTATAGTCTTCGTAAAGTAAAAGCTAGTTACAGCGGTGATGCAGTTCGTATTCGTAGAAGCTCAGATGATATTGAGGTAGATGTAGCTTTTGATTCAGATGATAAGGTAAGTGCAAGTTCTTCTATTACAAATATAGCTGAACAAGGTGGAGAAAGTGGAAGCACAACTGCTACTGACCTTAATGGATTTTTAAATGAAACACTAACAGTAGGTACAGCAGTAAATGGTACTGGTGGTTTTGATAATTACACTTTAACTAATGTTTCTAACACTGGGTTTTCAGCCGATAATAGTGCTGGAGGAACTGGTTCAGCTGGATTTCCCTACAAGCACGCTACTGGAGATGTAATGGTAATAAGGTACACAGTAAGTAACTTTAGTAGTACATCTAGTTTAAGTCCAGTTATCAGAGGAACAACTGGTGTTGGAAGTGTAGTAGGAACAACTACTGGTGGTACTGAAATACTTGCTAATGGAACTCGTACTGAAACTTTAACTGCAACAGCAGAGGGAACTCACCTTATGTTTGCTGATGGTAATACTGGTTCTTACACAATCAGCGACTTTGAAATAGTATCTCATACTCACTTAGCCTTTGTCCACACTTGGTACGACCAAGCTGGGTCATACAATGCAGTTCAAGAGACTGATGCTAACCAACCAAAGATTGCAGAGAGTGGAGCATTGCTTACTGATGGTATAGACTTTGATGGTAGTAATGACTTCTTGGGATTTGGTGCTGATATATGTTCTAATATAAATAACTTTAGTGCATTTACTATTGCAAAATCCGATGGTGGGAATGGAGGTTTACAAGTACTTTTTTCAGTAGGATTTAGTGGAGATGGAACTATTTTCGCTCAAGCTAGAGACGACAGTAATATTGAAGCTCATTTTGGAAATGGAAGCAGTTCAGCTAATGTAGTAAATTTATCTCAAAATGTATCGCAATTTGAAAGTGATATGTTGTTTACAACAATAGGTGGTTCATCTACCTCTAAAGGATTTGCTGATGCAGTAGAAGGAGGTTCTGTATCTTCGGCTAGTGCTAACCCAACCAATACAACTGGAGGAATTGGTATGCACACTGGAAGCTCAAGCCCATTTGATGGTTCTGTTAAAGAAGCAATATTTTATAATTCAGACCAATCAGACAATCGCTTCAAGATTGAGTCCAACATCAATAACTATTATGGTTTGTACAATGATGCGAATGAAACCAATGGAGACTTTGATAAAACATTTAGTCCTACAGCAGATGGAACATTTACCCCAAATGGTAAAGATGGATTCACATTAGCTGTAGTGTCTAGTACAGTATATGCTGGTATTAAATTAAATGCAGATGTTACGAGTGGGGATTCTATATATGTATCATTTAATTGTTCCTTTGATGCTGGTAGCCCATCGCCAAAAATTGTACTAAGAGATACTGATTCTGATTTCTTTGGAGGTGGAACTTTAATGTCAAATGAAGAAAGTGTAGTAAATGGATTTAATTCATTTACACTAACATCTACTAATAGTAGTGCTAGTGGTGTTGTATTATCTGAAGCTGATAATAATTTAACTTATTCTATATCTGATTTCAAAGTATCTCGCATAGCTCGTAATGGTTTCGTAGAAACTTTGTACGACCAAAGTGGTAATGGTAGAGATATATCTCAAGCCTCTGCTTCAAACCAACCTACTATTGTTTCCAATGGTGGTATTTATAAAAGTGGTGCATATCCATCAATTAGATATACCGATACTTCCGCAACATATTTAGTTACAGAATCCTATAGTCCAGTTGAACAAGGTGGTTCTGGAATGCCAAACTTTACATTATTTGCAGTTACTGGAATACCAGAAGCTGCTGGGTTTGATAGTATCGTAAGTGCTGGTGGTTCAGAAGGTTCTAACTCAATTGGTGGTTTTAAACTAAGGCATTTAAAAGATGGTTCTGGTAATATAGATTCTAGAATTGATATAGCTCAAACTGGAGCAAGTCCTCACCAAGCTAATGCTCAATCAAATAATGCAACACCTCAATCTGTAAATTTACATACTTCTTATTTAGATAGTACAGATGATGAGTTATTTGCTCAACAAAATAGTGCAACAAGTGGAACAACTACTACAACCTTGATACCATTATCTGGTCAAGGAGCAGAGAATGACAATCTTAAAGTAGGGACAGATATGTTTAATGATACTCCAAGAGCTAGTTACTTAGGTGAAATACTAGAAATAATACTTTATACAGATAGTAAAAAATCTGACCTATCTGACTTAACGAGTGAAATAAATAATTTTTACAACATTTAATTATGAGCGAAGAAACCGAAGAAGAAATTACAATCAATTACTTAGTATACGAAACACTAGACGATGCTATTGCTAGAGCAGACACAGAGGGCGCTAGACGAGGCTATGCTTACCATAGAGTAGGCTCTGGAACTCGTTATAGGACTTACCCTCAAGAGACTGCTGATGCAAAGTATGCACTAGTTGTGGACGGATATGAACTAACAGAAGATGAAGAGTCAGCTATTACAACTAGCGTCACCTTCCCAGCACCAGAGGAAATCTAGTATGGAGGAGACACTACAAAGATTATCCGTAGGAATCTTCGGATGGATAGCCACGGATACATTACAGAATGTGGACTTAATGTTAGGTGTAGTGTCTAAGGGAGTCTTAATTACTTTAACAGTTTTATCAATCTATAAACTATGGAGGGAACTTAAATGACACCAGAATTATTAGCAATGTTAGGTGGTGGAGCTAGTGGCTTCATCTTTAAACTAGTAGGTACATTGGTACAAAATCAAGCAGCACTCACTAAAGGACTAATTGAAAAACAAAAAGCATCAGACGAAAGTGCCGATGCCGCAGCAAAAAGGGTAGATGCCTTTGGTGCTTGGACACGCAGGATTATTGTATTAACAGTTTTATTTGGTGTTATTATTGCACCATTTATTTTAGCAAATAGTGATTCAGGAGTTACTATTGCTACTGATTACAGTAATTGGTTTGGAATCTTTAAGGGTACAAATTATCAAACCCTACATGGATATATAATTTTACCAGAAATCAAGACAGCTGTTATCAGTATTATCAGTTTCTACTTCGGTAGTGCAGCAGTAAGTAAATAATTATGAACGAGTGTTATATTTGTAAATGGACAAAAAACAAGCCAGAAAAGAACTGCAAACTCTCAGGGACTCCATCACCAAAGTGCTTGGCGAAAAGAGTAACGAAGATATTAGCGAGCATATACAAGAGGCTCAAGAGTCTGCTAGTGAAGGTGCTAAAGCGCTTAAGAAATCTCTTATAGAGAGAATCAAGGATTTACCAGTCGTAACTCAAGTATCTCAGCTTGGGGCAGCTGGTACTGTGGCTGTATCTACAGCTGCTGTAACACAGGTAGACATCGCTAAAGATAGGACTGAGATATTTGTAGCAGAGGTTGCTCAAGATGTAGTAGAACAAAGATTTGAAGTTCCACAGTTTATTGATAACTTTGTGGACTTTGCTAGTCTTAACGATTGGGGACAAGAAGTTATTGCTGAGAAGATTCAGGAGGCTCAGGCTTTTGTAGCAGAGGCTTCCGAACCACAACAGACTTCCACACCATCTGCTGAGTCTTCGGACACCACACCTGAAACCTCGTCTTCTTCGCAAGATAGTTCCTCCGATAGTCCTTCTCAGCCTTCAGAAACTGAAGAACCCCAAGAACCAAAATCAGAAGAGTCAGAGCCAAAAGAGGGTAAATCATCCTCAGAGCCTACTGAAGAGCCTAAGGAAGTCAAGTCTAATGATGAGCCTAAGGAAGAGTCAAAAGGCGATACAGAGCAATCTGAGGCTAAATCTAATGCCATACCTATAGTTGAAACACCTATAGATAATGACTCATCAATTAGACAAGTATCACCAACATCATGAATGCAAAAGAATATGCCCAAAAAAGAGTAGATGATAAACTACTTGGTTATAAAATAAGAGCTAAATTATTTTCTGGAGAAGATAATTACTTTAAACAAAACCCCAATGTTGCAGGAATGGCTAATTTTGAAACCAATGATATTGTATTAAACCCATACTCAAAAGATAGAAATATGGAATCAGTAGCAATGAATGAAGCCATAAGATTAAAAATGAGAAAAGAGGGGTTTGTTCCAGATATAGAAATATCAGACGAACAAAAACAGTTTTTTAAAGGAACTGCCTATGAGGGTAATGATGATGCAATCAAGGAAACAATATTTGCTAGAATATACTCAAAGGACTCATCGGCTAATGCTACAGAAGACCAAATGAAAGCATACAAAGAATATATAGGAAAATGATAGAATTTATTTTAACTCACTATAAAGACGACTTACTAGCTATGGCATTTGCCTACATTGGTATAATATCTATTATAATGATGTTCTTACCAAAGGACAACTTCATTAAAAAATTCTTCAAAGAATTTGCATCAATCTTTACAACTTTTTTTAAAAAATGAGCCACGAATTTTCAGAATTAGATATTAACAATGACTCCGACTATGGTTGGGGTGAAAGCATTACATCAACCAATTACAATTATTTCTTTGTACCTTCTATACCTGAGTGGGCATATAGTGAGTATGATGGCTTATACTATGAAGGCGTACAATACAATTGGGATGAGGTAGATTACAGATTAACTGTAGATTACAATAGTGTACCTGAGCCAGCAGATGCAGGATTCATAGGTGCATTGATGGTAGGAATTTTTGTAGCATTCTGTTACTTTAAAAACAAGAAAGATATGGAGGAAAAATAATTATGGCACATTACGGAAAAGGAAGTTGTGGAGAAAAGAAGGGTGGCAAGAGTAAAGGTCGCAGAACAATGAAAGGAAAATACTAATGCCATTTAGCAAGTATAGTCCTAAGCAAAAGAAACTAGCCAGAGTTGCAGCACCTCGTAATAAGATTACTCAGGCTGACTTCAAAGCACTCAAGCGCAAGAAGATTAAATAATGGCTAAGATATGCAAGAGAGGTGTAGCGTGGGCTAGGAGAACTTTTGACAAGTATCCTAGTGCTTACGCAAATATGGCTGCCTCCAAGTATTGCAAAGACCCCAACTATGCCAAAGGCGCTAAAGGCAAGAAAAGAAAGAAGAAGTAATGGGTGAACTCAAAAAGTGGAGAGAACAAAACTGGGTTAGGATTGGAACTGATGGGAAGATTAAAGGACCTTGCGGAACTTCAAAAAACAAAAAGAACCCAGACCGTTGCCTTCCAATGGCTAAAGCCAAGAGTTTATCTCAATCTGAGCGAGCAGCCACAGCAAAGAAAAAGAAAAGAGCTGGTTCAAAGGGCAAGCAATTTGTGGCAAATACACCTAGAGCCAAGGTATCATTCAAAAGAAAGAAAGCATGAAAAGAAAACTCATAGGAGATAGCTTTGACTCAGAAGGTAGTGGATATGATTATGCAGGTGCAGGATTTGATGTAACTAGAGATGCTCTAGGTAAAATGCGTTCAAGAAACCCAAGGACTGGACAAATACTTAAAGGAAGAAAACACCCAACATATGAATTAACAAAAAAGGGAGAAAAGGAAGCAGGATATGCTATTGGTAAGTTATTTCCTAAAGGCAAATATACATCTTATAAACCAAATAGAAAGACAGTAAAGTGAAGAAAGAACATAAAAGCAAAAAGGGAGGACTAACTGCCGCAGGAAGAGCTTACTTCAAGAGAAAGACTGGTGCTAACTTACAAGCTCCAGTTACTGAGTCTAAGCCAACAGGTAAGAAGGCAGCTAGAAAGAAATCATTTTGTGCCAGAATGTCTGGTGTCAAAGGTCCAATGAAGGACAAAAAAGGAAGACCAACTCGTAAAGCACTAGCGTTGCGTAGATGGAAATGTTAATAATTTAATACAATGAATAGAATAACTAGAGAAAGAATCAAAAAGCAAAGAGAAGCCAAGGGTTTTACTGGAATCCAAATCAAGGATTTAGGTAAGTTCTTCAAGCGAAAAGAAATGCAAGCACCTACACCTAGTGGAGTAAAGCCCAAAGCTGATGCCCCTAAGTCTAGTACCACTAACACTACTACTTCGGTACAGCAAAAAAAGAATGACAGAGTTTCTGGCAGAATAAAAACTGGTACTCCTACAGCTAGTCAACAAACACAAACTCAACAAACATCTGTTTCTCAAAAAGATGCGATTAGGAATCAAATTAAAAATCTTCAAGCTAGACAAGAAAAAGCTGGGAAGAAATTAAAGTTTTCGCTTCAACAACAGATAGACAAACTCAAAGCAAAGCTATAAGTAGTGCCTAGATACGACAAGTACGGACCACAGGATGATGTAACCCTTGAAGACCTAGACATAGGTTTTACTGGGTTCAACAATCGTTTGCGCCCAGACCAGTTAACTGCTGGTATGCTCGCTGAGTGTAACAATGCTAGGCTAGATAGAACTGGCTCTTGGGAACTCCGTAATGGTGTCGATTCAGTAGGTGCGCCTATTGCTGTAGGTGCTGATGCCCTGATTCTTACTGAATCAGGATTTACCTTGTTGGCAGATGATAATACTGTAACTATTACCATTGATGGTAATGATGATTTGCAGATAGCTGATTATAATAACATAGCTACTTTGCCAGCTACTGGCAGTATTCTCATATCTGGATTAACAGGAGTTACACCTGACCCTACAACTGCACCACAAACTTACACAAAGAGTGGCTCTAATCTTATTGTAGCAGGAACATTTTCTGGTACACCAGCTGGGACAGAGGTAGTAAAGTTCCCAGTATTAAATGACAATGTAGTAAATAAGGTATATGGTTCTTGTTCTTTTTCTGACCCCAACTCAGCGGACAACGAGAGCTATATTATTGTTGCTACAAATATCAAGGCAGTTGCTTACAAGGTATCTGACCCAAGCACTACTTTTAATTTATCTTACCCAAGTGCGACAACTATATCTAGTAAAGTAGATATGATACAAGCCTTTAATAAATTACTTATATTTAGAAAAGGTGAGGTAGCACTAGAGGTAGACTTAGCTGCAAATAATATCACAAGTAGTCCAGCTATGTCATTGGTCTCAAGTGGAGTATACACTCAACAGTCAACTGTTAGTGTTACTGACTTAGATATAGCAACAAAGGTTGCGACAGCTACAGTATCTAGTGTAGGTGGATTAAATGTAGGTCAAGTCCTAACAGTTTCTGCTGTTGGAAGTTCTAGTGGATTTTCTGTAAATGACACAATTACAATTAGTACCATAGATACTGCAACAAACAAATTTACATTTATTGCAGATGTAACCGACCAAACAAACAAGAATATAACATTTGTAACCAAAATATCCAGTAACCTTGGGTTTATCCATATGCCTACACCAGAGTTTGGTACATTACACCAAAGGAGATTGGTTGTACCTTATCAGTTTGACCCAGAAAATAGCAATGCTTCTCGTAAAATCTTTGATGAAGTGATTGCTTCAGATATTTTAGACAGTAATACATATGACAGAATTTTTGGTTCATTTAGATTTAATGCAGGTGCTAGTGACTTTACTGTTGGGATTGTTTCTTTTACTGAGGACTCTATCTTAATATTTAATAAGAATAGTATATACAGAGTATCTGGAACAGTTAACCCACAGAATGCTACTACTCAAGTATTGACCAATGAGATTGGTGCATTGGCTAGAAAGTCAATCGTACAAGTAGGCAAGAATGTATTCTTCTTATCAGATAATGGTGTGTACTCATTAGAGTTCCTTGATGAATACAATCTTCGTGGTACACAAACCCCACTATCTGAGCCAATACAGAATACAATAGAGCAAATTGACCAAAGGTTTGCTAAGAACTCTACTGCTGTTTACTTCAATAATAGATACTATATAGCAGTACCATTGAAGACAAACCCAGATGGTAGCTCAAATGACAATGGTGTAAATAATGCAATACTTGTATATAACTTCTTAAATAATCAATGGGAGTCAGTAGACACAGTTAACACATCACCACAATTTGAGTACACAAATTTAATAATAGCTGGTTTAGGAAATGACAGAGGTGTTTATTCCATTAATGAAAATGGTGGCATACACTTAATTGCCTCAGATGAAGCTAACTTTTCTACATCATCTCGCTCTGGCTTTGACAATGTTATTACACAAGTTGGAGAAACATCAAGCACACCAGTCAGGGTAGAGGGCAAGCTCAAGACTAGAATGTATACATATAATGATATTGGTCGCAAGAAGTATAATAGTTTTGACATACAAGCTGAAGGTAATACCATTGTCCCAACTGATTTTTCTATAAAGATAGAGACAGAAAACATTGATACAGACTTAGGGACACAAAAATCATTACTTGGTAATGCTAGCAAATACCTAGGAAATGAACCAATTGCTCCATCTACTCCAGCTGAAGATGTTGCCATTCGTGGTAGAATAGGAAATATGAGAGCTTATGGTGCGCAATTACAGATTGAAAATATAGAAGGTACACCAAAAATCCGAAACATAAAGACAGCAGCAACACAGACTTTCAAATCAACTAACCCAGCAACATAATGGCAAGATTCGTAACAGGTAATTCATTTAGTACAGGAGACCAAGTAACAGCAACTACATTAAATAATGCTGTTAACAATGCTAAGGCATCAACTGATTCAGTAGATAACTCTAGTATTGCAGTAGATGGCTCTGGAGTATTAAGCGTAAAGACTTCAACAAGTGCATCTGATGGTGTAACATTTGCTAAGTTTCAACAAATTCCAGCTAACACAGTATTAGTAAGAGATGCTAATTCTCTGGGTTCAGTATCTGCAAAGGCAGTAACTGATACTCAAATACTTATTGGTGATGGTACTGGTTTTACTTCAGCAGCACTTAGTGGTGATGCCACTATGACAAATGCAGGTGCAGTAACAGTTAGTAGTGTTGCTTCTGGCGCTACAGGTACAACTGCTAGTTCGGGGGATAGTTCAAATAAATTAGCGACTACTGAATATGCAGACTCCATAAGACCTAATATTGTTACTAGCACAAAACTAGATGCAGCTACATTAAGTGTAACCAAAAGCACATATGCCGACTTTCCAACATTAGAAACTGCAATTACTTCAAGGTATGAGAATACAAAATTTATAGTAACTGGTTTTGTTTCATGTGGATTTAC